ATCATCGATAGACAATCCACTGATATATCCATCAAACTTACTGATGTATCCTACTCGTATTCTTTCTCTTGATGCTGCGATGAATGGCATTATTATCTCCTTAGTTAGTCTACATTAACTGATGTCAAGTGCATCATCAAGACCAGATCTATCACCCGCTCTTGCTCTTTCGAGTTCTGCATCAAGTGCTGCCTCAACTGCTGCATCTTCTCTAGCAAGAGTAGCATCTAATGATCGATCTACATTTGTATTTCTTCTATCATTAGAAACATCTGCGAAAGATCCTCTTTCAGGTGTAGTCGATTCAACACCACTTTCTTCAAAATTTTCTGCCTTTTCTATAGCAGCATCACCAATATTAATTAGGTTTGGATTTTCAACCCCAGGTTTTCCACTACCACCATCTTGTAGAGTAAATGTATCATTTGGAGAGCACTCTGGTTTTGGATCGCAAGAGAAAAAGTCTGTTATAGATGATATGAACGATAATGCTGAACCAATATCAAAATTTATTCCACCGATTGCTCCCAATCCACCAATTAAGTCATCAACAATACCAAATGCTGCGGTTGCAGGGTCTTCTATAAAATCTGTAACCAAATCTGAGAGTTGAGGATCAATGCCAACAAGAGGGCCTAAAGATTTCACCAGTCCAGTAATGTTTCCAGACTTCATTGCATCAAATGCAGATCCAATGTTTCCAAGCGTTGCCCGATTAGTTCCTTGAAGGACGCCTGCAAGAGCAGAGAATCCTCTTTTCAAATCACCACTTTGTAAAAGACCAACTGTGGAATCAATGAATGATGCCATTGTCCCCTCAGTTTGAAATAATGGGGTGGATGAACCGATAGATGCTGCGGAAAGTAAAATATCTCTCAGATTCCCACCTGAAGTTCCTGGTCTAGATTCAAGAATAGACTTAAGTCCTTCAATCGGATTTCGTACAAAATCACGAGAATTATTAGTTGTTGATCGGAATTGTGGTACTCCAAGTTGAGCTGCTAAAAACCTGACCATCTCGGTTTGCAATTCTCCTGAAGAAAGTGTCGCTCGGACGGCAGCAGGGGAAACAGCTTTACGAACTATTTTTTGTGGTTTGGCACCCAGAATTTGTTTGGCATATGTAGTTCCAGAATAGTCTCCCAAAGATAAAAAGTCTCTGCTTGCGAAGACTACTGGAGTCACTGCAGCATCAAATGCTTGCATTATCTCGTTAAGATTTATTCCCAATACCTCACTAATTAATTCTTCAGTATCGCAAATAGGGTTTGGTGAATAAAAACCTGTTGGTGGGAGTGGTGGAATTGGAAAGTCTGTATCAAATTCTGATGGAGTTCCAACTTGTGGTTGTGTTGGCAAAGGAATTCTTGGTCTGTTATCAATATTGGTAGCATCATTGATACCACCACCTCCTGGTGTAGTGCCATCACCCACACCACCTCCAGTGCCCAAATTACCTGCACCCAGATTGCCCAATGTATTTGAAATTGGTGGCGTATTTCCCTGTCCTGCCAGTCTAGGATCTACATCTGCCTGAGGAGTTGGACCCGTTCCAGATCCTGAACTTTTTCCCTTTCTATTAAAAGCATTCTTTAGAGCATTTAGAATTTGATCAAGGAGACCTTTTATAATTTTATTGAAAATGCATACAAGTGCCTCAAAACCTTTCAGTTGTTTCTTTAATAAATCTGTTCTGAATGTTGGAGGTGCTAAATTTAATAATGGTTGAGTTGTTTTATTAAAAGTATCTGTTACGAAATTTTGTACCTTAGCATATATTTCTTTCATATGCTTTGATATTTCAGCAGCAGCTTCCGATATGACTCTATCAATTTCTTTTAAAGCATCCTTTACTGGAAGTGCGGCCGCATTAGCATAGAACTGAAGTGATTTTTGTATGTTTTGTATTTTCTCAGTCAAATTTTCCATGATAGTCTGAATTGACTTCATCGGACTATCTTCATGTGGATCAGGACAAGCAAGAGCGTGCTTTCTTTTTAAGACATCATCCTTCTTCGCATCCCGAACACATTCAAGATGAACTGCATCAGCAGATTCTTGACTGGGAAACTCACCACTCCCAGGTTTGTTGGTTGTAAGTTCAGAGTCTGATGTTCTTTTTGTAGGATCTCTTTTTTGCGTCCTGGAATAATGGCTCTGAGGAGTGAAGTTCTTACCCCCAGTCAATCCAGTTTTCGTGTTCAGTTTTGTCTTAGAATTATTTCCAAGAACCCCCATGATCACAGGGACTTGTTTGTCCTGATCATCTAAGAAAAATCCAAATACAAAATTGCCCTGTCTAATAGCAGGTGTTTGAAAAGATCCACCTTGGCCACCACCTGCAGTGATGGGATACATCACTTGAGCCCAAGGTAATTGGTCAGATTTGATTGAAGATTCTTCTTGGTCATGAAGACCAATAATTCTAACCTTATAGCGATATCCCCATCCAGGAGTTTGGTTTTTGTTTTTTATCTTTGATTCACTTATGTTTTCTCGCCAAGTTGAATCATCGGCAACCTCTCCGACCCACCAGAGAAAATTACCGCCAAGAAATCCTGGATTGAATAACGCTCCTCCTTCCATCAATCCTCGTAAATCCTACATTCGTCTGCTTCTGGGTTCTCATCACAGTACATTTCAAATGCTGTTGGATCGTGATCCTCATCAGGGTGTGCTGCCTGATATTTCTCAAGGTGATCTAGTTCGTCTGTTATGTGACGACGCATCTGAGGAGACAAAGTAGAATTCTCTAATAGATCTTTGTCGTCGTTGATGTGTTGCTGAATACTTTTTTCTTCGCTCATAATGGGATGTTAGTAGTGTGGTTTCCTTTTCTTCCGAAGGAATCTCGTACAAGATTTAGTTTAGTATAGGTCTCTTCGGATGATATGTAATGACACAAATCAGCTATAATATATAGACCACCATATTCCTTGTTCAATTTATCTCCTTTTTCTGCTCTAAGACTAGGAGTATCAAGAAATACGACATCTCCTGCATGTAAACTAAAATCACCTGGGATGGTAACGGTTTGCATTCCAGTAAACAGTTGATTATATCTACGAATAGTCTGATTTAATATTTGTTGCAACTCATAATTTTGTTCTGTTGATTTATCAATTTGCTGCTGTGTTGTTCCTGTAGGTAGAGTTCCAGTATCAATAAGTTTATAAGTTGTCCGTGTAAATTTACTATCGGATTCAAACTTATCATTTAACTTTGGCAACTCTTTTGCAGCTAACTCTGTGCCATCCTTTGAGGCATTTGCTGTTTGTTCTATAACTTCATAGAAACAATTGAATGGATCAAATACAACTAATCGTGTTCCATATGCACCTATCTTAAGTTTTTCTTGAGATCGTATAAGGTTGTCTCCTTGATAGTCTAATACCTTAGTATCATACCCTGCAGGTAAGTCCGTTGTCAAATTGTAAATCAGAGACTTTTTCTGCTTTTGCTTAAAAAGTCCATCAATAGATTTGAATTTAAATCCCTCTGAGGTTTCAAATAAGAAAAACCCACCGGTCTTTCCTTTCTCTCCAGCAACTGTAGGTATTGATGCCTTAGACAACCAGTTCATCACATAGTATGGTTTGCGATTGTTTCCTATGAAATTATAATTGTTACTGGTCTCCTCAATATCTAATGTTTTTTCTGTTTTTAAAAAATCAGTTAAGATTCTTCTTATGTGATCAGAAATTTTTCCATCAAATCTTACATTAAGTCTTGAAGATCCGCCTTCATTTCTCAAAAACTCTTCAGACACAAGGTCCAACTTTATCATGGATGCAGTGGATTCTTCATTTACCTGACTGACTTTGTTTACATTTAGATCTATCTTAATTGTTGTATCATTATTGTCTTTAAATTCCAACTCAACATCTTCCGTCCCTACTATGGGAAGGCCCTCTAGTACAGACTTTTCATCTATGGAGTTTCCTGTATCAGCAAAAACTATTTCAGATCTAACCGTATCTTGTAAAATGCTTTCATAATACATGAGACGGACTAGTCCATCAATTAAGTTGACAGACTTACCTCTTTCTTTATTAGAAGTTATTTTTAATTTGGATACTGTAGATGGAACTGCTTGTTTAGATGTTGAATTTGCCATTCGTTATTACCTCTTATTTCTATTTACGCACCCTGATATAAAACATCAAACCGACTGGAAGAACCTTTGGAATTTGAAACCAAAACAGGAACCATCTTTTGAGTTTGACCTCCACCATATTGTTCTTGAGGTGGTGGCGGAACCATAACCACTTGTGGTGCCATCGCATCATAAGGAGCATACTCTTGAATTGCTTTCATGACTCCATCATATGTACTGGCTTGGTTGATTGCCAGTAACATATCTTTTGCAGGGCCCACGCTATCTGCATCGATAACAAGTTCGGTGCCTTTCTCACCCATCAATGCCAGGTGAGGTTCTCCTAGTGTGAGTCCACCTTTTTCATATGCAACATGAACATGATCTCCGTGAGTGCCTGACCGTGGAGTTCCTGGTTTTCCATAAAGGAATTCTACTGGTTGTGCATTATTCATTCTGTTGAATTCAAGAACCTTAGAGATAATTTTCTTTTGATCTTGTGGCCAAAATCCACCAATGTCAATAGCACGATCAACATTATGCCATGATGTATAACCTCTCTTGAAAGATCCACCAAAATCTGGATGCTCACTTGCATAACTAAAATCTCCCACACCATCTGAAGCTCTTGCTGCTGGTGTCAACTCTTTGTAGATGAATCTTCCAAGATCACCTGCAAGTTTAGTTCCTCTTGCACTTCTAACCATCGGTCCACCAGTTCCAGCACTAATCTGACCAGGAATCTGAGAGGAACCAGTAGGAGTAACTTGAGGGCGAGGTAGATTAATATTTGCTTTTGCAACTACTAATTCCGTATTACCTGCGGTATTAAAGTAATGATTTCTAAACCTAACCACATTGACATTCTGAGAGGGATCATTAAATGCAGCACCAGTTCTAAATCCTGTTGATGATATAAGTTTAGATACATCACTATCATCAAATCCCTCAGACTTTAAAGATTGTTTTAATTTTTCAATGTCTTGAGCTAGATCAATTGCTTTTTCGGCATTTTCTAGTGTTACATCACCAAAATTATTGTTAATTCTACCATCCGATATTGGTTGATACTGACCACTACCCATAATAACACCGGTAATCGTATCATTTTTGGCAAGGAATGTTCCTGTTGATGCCTTACCAGATTGTATTAATCCAACACGATTTAGGACTGAACGAGCAACCAATGCCATACCAAGTAAACCTTCAGTCTCTGCTTCAGCAGCAACCAATCTTCTAAATAAATCCAATTCTGATGCGTTTGCAATTTCAGCTCCAGCAACAGATGCATCTAGTGCATCGTCATCTGTTTCAGGAGTTTTGACGGGTTTCTTTCCAGAGAAGAAAGTATCATATAACCACTTACCAGCAATATCACCTACAAGACCACCCAGTATTCCACCTATAAGATTTCCCGCAAAAGGAATTACCGTTCCTGCCGTCGCACCAAGAGCACCAAAAATTGTAGCACCAATCGCCGCAAATGCAGCTCTGCCAATTGGTTCTTTGAATACAAAGAAATTCAATGCAAAATCAATCAGACCTCCAATGATTGGAATCCTTTTAACAATTGGACTGATAAAGTTTTTAAGGATTCTAAGACCTGCTCTCGTTCCACCCTTTCCTAAGATCCCAACAGCACCTCTTCTGGCAAGATTTGTAGCAGTAGATCTACCAGCACTTCCACCAAGTCTTGTTACTGCATCCTTACCAAATCTTTTAATTGCGGCATCTCTTCCAAAGCGTTGAGTATACCTTCTAACCGCACCGGGTCTTGTTCCTTTTGGCACACCACCAGGAGGTTTAATACCAGGTTTACCAGATTTAAATGGATTGAAAAGACCAGCCTTCAAACCAAGCATTGATGCTATGAGTGTTAAATTGAGAACTTTGTTTAGAACTCCAGAAATTTCATCAAATTTTTTAACTCCATCTTCGCCAAAATATTCCCCAACTTTACCCCTCAATCCATCATACATCTTATATCCCTCGTCTATAAGAGTGACGAGACCATTAAAGATTTTACCTCCCCATTCCTCAATGAAATCCATGGCTGCAGTTATTTTGGGGAGCAATTTCTCCAACATTGGAAGATGTTTTACTAATCTTACAGCAACATATCCAGCAAGAACATTGAATAGGAAATTTTTAATCCTATCCATGGGGTTCAACTTCTTGAGAGGTGCAGGAAGTTTTAACTTAGAAACTTTCTTTTGTTCTTTTTCTAAAGAATCTTCTGCTTTAGTTGAAGATGTCCTTTCTTCAGATTTTCTTTCTTGATCTTTCTGTTTCTTTTCGGCAGCTAAAGTTCCCTTTAAAATTTCATTTATCTTATTAACTTTCACACTAATAGTTTTCATCCTAAACTTTGTTCCCTTTGGAACCAAGGATGTGTTAGAAGTAGGTATAAGTTTTTCTTTAGTTATTGCCATTTAGAAGTTCGTTAATAACCCTAACAAGTCTGTTTTTTGTTCCGTCCCTACAGTTGATGCACTAAACGGTGGAATATTGTTTCTACCAGTTGGTTCTGCACCTACAGATTGATTAAAATCATTAACAATATCCATAAACTCAATTTTTGGTTGAGGTCTAACTGGTGGACCAATCACAGGAGTTGATTGTGATTGAGACCTTGATATTTGAGCAGGTTTTATTTTCTGAGCATCTAAAGCAGCTTGATAACTTGGATAAGTTTTTCCGTCTGCACTAGAAAAATATTTCCCTTTTGATGCTGCATATTTCTGTGCATTTAACAACTCTGCTTGACTCATACCCATGGAAGGTGAAGCGACTTTCTCTTCTTGTTTTTGTCCAGTGGGATTCATCAAAGTTCTACCACCCTGACGATCAAGATCAAAAGCATTAAGAGTAAAGAAGTCTGCAATACCACCCAACTTAGACATGACATTATTCATACTACGTTCTCTAGTTGGTTTCTCACCGATGACCATATCCACAGACATGTCTCTGGCAAACGGATTGAGTTGATGCATTGCCTGCAACCTCTGACGAAGAGTAATTGGTTGACCTGGTTTTGCTTTTTCAGAGACTCCAGAAGAATCTCCCATGAGAACTGCCAGGGGATCCTTCATATCAACAAAATCATATCTCTCATTTACAACTTCATATCCACCATTCTCTGTTGTTGCCGCCCAGAATTTACCAAGAATACTTTTTGCATCTTCAGCAGCCGGAGTTATCTTGTCACCATCATAATAATCCTCATATTCTACTCTTATCTCTCCTCTCTTCAAACGATCAACAACACTTTGTCTTTCGGCAAGAAGTTGTGCATTAAATCCCTTTGTTTTTGCCTCTTGCAATTCTTGTTCTGCAATTTTAAGTTCTTTAGCAGTTCTCTTTTTCGCCCTCAAAATTGCTTTGTTCAATTCATCTTTAGATGCTTGAGATAAATCTTGTTCGGTGATACTTCCACCCAGTCCACCTAACATAGATCTAAGATACAAAAGACCCGAATCTCTAAAGGTATTGCTACCTAACATTTTTGCTGGGATACCACCAGCAGTTTGATCTGCCGAAGTTTCTTGCTTTGGTGCCGATGAAGTCTCTTTCTTTGGTGCTGGTGTCGATGCTGGTGCTGGTGTGGATGTGGACGGTGTTTTATCTTTACCACGAAGTCTAAATCCAAAATTCTGTCCAAGAATTCTATCCAAAGCACCATATGGATCAGACATCAAAGATCCACTTGAGTATTTTCCATCAGATGAATGCTCTGCAAAGGAAGGACCTACCCCTCCGCCAGAGTTTGCATATGTGACCCCAGAGTTTATTTTTGGATTATTTGTTCCTCCTCCCATAGCATTCATTGATGCAAGAGTATCCGCACCAAATTTATCAACAGCACCACGACTCATTACAAACTCACCTGGAGTGAGCATGGCAGGGATGGTATCCTTATTCAGACCTCTACCTGGAACCTGTCCTCCACCATTTAGTTCACCAAAAAATCCATATCTCTTCTCTTCACCAGTCTCTAATCTATCTGCTTGCTCTCTTCTTTCTGCTTGCTCTCCCATGAGGAAAGAAAACAATCCGCCTCCAGTCCTATTTTTTTGATTTCTAATATCTTCTGCTGCCTGTTGATTTCCTTTCTCTTCTGCTGCTTTATTTGCTTGTTTATCTGCTTTATCCTCTACAGTTTGGGGGAAGAGAGCAGGAGCTACAGCACCGGTTGCAAGAAGTGCTGCTCCAATGGCAAATGGATTTTTTGCAACGGCAGCTGCTAGTTTTACACTTAATGCTAAAAATCTTGGAATAAATCCACCAACAAGCGATACAAGGCCTCCTGCTAGTGATCCAAAACCAGTTCCAAATAAAAGAACAGCAGCAGTTAGTGCAGGCCACCAGTCTTTAACGAATCTAATTAATGACTGTATTTTTTCTTGATTTTTCTCATCGCTAAACCAATCAATTAATTTTACAATAGTTCTTCCTATGAGAACATTAAGTAAAAAATTAAATATCTTATCAAAGATACTCTTAAATGGTTTTACTACTGTTCCAACAACTTTCTTGATTCCCTTCCCTAGTCCAGATTCTAATTTCTTTTCTCTGGCCTTGGCACGATCCCTCTCTTTCTTTCTCCTTGCTGCCTCTGCTGCTTTCTCTTCTGCTTTTCTTTCCTTTTGTAATGTCTTAATGATTTCATCAAGACCTTTTTCAACAGAAGCAAATTCTGCAGTCTGATCAAGACTACTCAGATTTTCTGCTAGATCACTTTTTTGTATTTTAATTACATTTTTTAATCTTGTTATTTTTTCTGCATTTATTTTTGCTTGACCCTCTACCGCATTTACTTTGATACGGGTGGTTCTTAAAATTCTTGATAGTTTTCCAATCTTTGTTTCTTGCCCAACCGAACCAGATGCACCATCAACTTCTCTACCCATCATCTTAGATGCAGATATCGTGGTAGATTTTATTTCTGGTGTGGTTACAGTATCATCCATTAGATGCTTGTTGTTTTCGTTTTAATTCTTCTTCTTCAAGATGCTGCTGTAACAGTCCAACATAAATGTCTCTTTCCCATGGGATAAGATTTTCAATTTCAGTTAGACTATATTTATGAAACTGCATCAAAGCAAAATTAATTTTATAATAACTACCCAAGTCCATGTGGACTAGGGCTAGGCGAAAAAACTTGCTAGTCCCTCCAGGAGCACATCACTCTCTACTTTTGTTTTAGGGTTAGTTACAGTAATAGAGTGTGATAGTTTAGGCATTGTTTCAAAGAATTTTTCAATCTCTTTAAATTGTGCAGAGTTCATCTGCTCCAAGAAATCAGAGAGTTCTTTTTTGCTACAATCTTCAGCAACCCAAACTTCATCTTCATTATAAATTTTACCCATACAAGATGCGACAAGATCAAATGATTGATCCATGGCATTCTTTTCATTGAATTCAAAGTTGTTCTTAATGAATTGATCCAGTGAAGGATAATTCATTTCCAACATGAGATCATCATTTAGTTTAATTTTATTGGTATGATCTTCACTTCGATTTACTTTAATGTCTTCCAAATCAATTTGAACTGCTACCTCAGTAACACCATCATCAGGACAAACAATATTGACATCAAGTTGCTCACCAACAGACTTGCCACGAATATTCAAGAAGAGGTATTCAATATCAAAAGTTGGCAAGTGTTCTACCTTAACACCCCTAGTCAAGATACAATTTTTAATTACTGCTTTGATAGCATTAGTAATTTGTTTTGTTTCTTCACTTTCTAAGGCAATGACAAGAAGTTTTTCTTCCTTAACAAGGAAAGGTCTATACTTAATTGTCTCCCCAGTTGATGGTAGTTCAAGTTCATATGTGGGAGCTGCAATTTTTGGTAAAGGCATAATGTCTTATAGATCTTCAGTGTGATTATTTATTGGAGAAATGAGGGTAGTCCTGAATTAAATGCTTGGTTGAAATTAAAAGTTGCTTGACCAGCAGGATCAAAGAAATTAACCTCACTATCATATCTTGGAAGATTCAAATTCAAATCCAAACCATCAGTAAATGAATTAAGTGGGTTGCTTGAACCTCCAGTGAGAGTTGATGATGAGGTGGTTTCAGTAGAATCACCAGGACCTATAAAGTACCTAGTATAATTCATAGACACTGTGCATTTTAAAAGAGACGATGCATCGTAAGAAACAGGCATCGATGTAATTGCTACAGGAAATGCATTAACAAATTTATATGTGAGAGGAACTACTGAACTTTTCTGATTAATATTTTTTTCAAACTTAGTAACCTCTAATCCACATCCCTTGTATTGATTAGGATATTTAACTCGATAAGAATAATTTTCCTTAGCTACCCCACTAGATCCACTTTCGTTCATAATAAATTTCATCCAAGATTCAAAGAATCTGATCGGCATATATTGTTCTGCATCACAATAGAAAGTAAGATCAATTCGATCTTGATAGATGCGACGATATGCGTGTCTTTCAGTTGCTCCAGTAAAATCATTTTTTAACTCTGTGGTTGCAAGAGAAGAACCAGGAAGAGATGCATCACAACATGATAGTTGCAATCTATCTTGATCTAGAACAAGAGCATTTTCTGCCATGTATTGTCTAAAACCTTGCTGATCTCTGGGGAGACCAAGATAAATCATAAAGTGAGATGTTAAAGCAGGATTTAATAACTTGCTTTTTATTTGTGATATTTTTTGTGAGCTTGGCGCTACAGAGACGGAAGCCATTTATAAATAATTTTTGACTTATATATTATGTAGTCAAGTTAATGGCAGAAAGTATTAAGAGTAAATACAAACCGTCTTATCCAGAGAAGTATAAAGGAAATCCCAACAATATTATTTGTAGAAGTAGTTGGGAAAGACGCTTTTGTAGATGGTGTGACTTGAATGAAAATATTGTTTCATGGGCTTCCGAAGAATTCAGTATACCATATGTTTCCCCTGTTGACAATCGTGTTCATCGATATTTTCCAGACTATTTAATTAAAGTTAAAGAGTCGAACGGGAAAACTAAAACTTATGTGGTTGAAGTAAAACCAAAGAAACAAACTGCACCGCCTAAGAAACCAAAACGACAAACTAAATCATATATCTATGAGTGCAACATGTATGCAGTCAACCAAGCAAAGTGGAAAGCCGCAGTTGAATTTTGTAAGGATCATCGGATAGAATTCAAAATCATCACCGAAGAGGAGTTAGGTCTTAAATGAGTCGTCTAGAAGGAAACAATATTAATAATGGGACGAATGACCAAGAAGATATGATGTTGGAAATCATGGATATTCTAAAGGATACAGTGACTCCGATTCCTGATGTTGGTATGATATGCACATTTGTTTATAATGCAAAGACTCCTGGTATTCAATATGATCAACATCCTCTAGTTGCTGTCACTGATGTATTCAACTGGGGATTTCGTGGATTGAATTTTCATCATCAAGAGTCTCGTCAATATACTTGGGCAGAACTTGCTGGTCAAGTTTACATTGTTCATCCAACAGAACTAGATGATTTACTTTCTATTCCATATGGAAAAATGATACTAAATAAATAAAAGATCTCTGCATAATGTCTAGCGCAACCAGCAAAATTAGTTCTATTGGTGCTCAGGTAAAAGAGGGTGGATTCTTAGGATGGGGTGGCGTTAGTAAAATAGTGTTTATATCAACTAAAGTAACTAAAACTACAGATCTTGAGGGAAATCCATCATATGAATTAGAGGTAATTCAGTATGATGATGCAAAAGGAACAAATCCAACAACAATTGCCTCAGGATATACTTATACAAATAGTGCACGTGCAGGTGGGGAAGCTGTACTTGGTGGAGATGATTTTACAAGGACTTATCTAGAAGTAAGTCCTGATATTAAAAATTCAAATCCTACCCTGGCAGATGATATTACGGGAGGAAAAGTTAATCGTCTTATCAAACAACAATTAAGAACGGACGAAGGAATCAAAGCATTAGCAAGAACTCCTCAAGAAAGAGATGTTGCGGATTCAATAACTGGATCGGGTAATAGAGAAAATCCAAATCAAACTGGAGGAGATAGTTCAACTCCCGCACCAGGAGTACAATCAGATTTTAGTGTTGGTGATAATTCACAGACAAGACAAAGTTATGACAGAACTTTAAGATATCCACTGACACTTGAAGCAAGAACTCAAGATACACTTAAAATTGATGTCTTAAAATTCTCTCCTAGAAAATTTGAGGGAGTAGGATTTTCTGATAGGGATGGAACCAGATCTGCTATTGGATCAGTTATTCTTCCAGTAAATAATGTTGCAGATAAAAATCAAGTTGGATGGGGTGGAGAAAAAATGAGTGCTGCAGAGGCAGCATTAGCAGGACTTGCATTGAACACAATAAAAGAGGGTTCACAAGGGTTTTCTGAACAAATTAAATCACTCTCGCAAACAGCACAAAATGAAAAATCTGGACTTAAAAATGCATTTGCTGCAGGTTTTGCTCAAGCAGCAACAGGAACTAGGGGGCTCTTGGCACGAACCGAGGGTGCAATCATTAATCCCAACTTTGAACTCTTGTTTA